AGATAATACTGAAAAGCATTTAGGATTTATAGCACAAGAGGTAAAAGAATTTATACCACAAGCATATATTGAAAGTGGTAATTTTATAGGTTTAGATTATCAAGCTATTGTAGCTACATTAGTTAAATCAATTCAAGAATTAAACGAAAAATTAGTACGTAATAATATAAATTAATATGAAACAAATACAACCAGTATCAATATGGTACAACGGTCAAATGATACAAGCTACTATATTTAATATGACAAGTATTAGTGATAATTTAAATACAGAATGTAAATTTTATTATCAATTATTATCTAATACTAATATACAATTAGCAGAAGGTAATTTGACAATGACAGGATTTGATTATAATGCTTATTCAACAAGTCCTGATAGCAACGCTTACGCGTATCAATGGGGTGCAACACAATTAAACTTAACTTTAATCTAATATGGAAACCAACAAAGCCTTAGAAATCTTAAAAGCCTTAATTGACGAAAGTGTTAAAAAGGGTATTATCCCAAATATTGACACAGCTATCCAGGTGGCAGAAGCATTTAATACTATAGCAAAGAAAATTAATGAAGACAAGTAATACAAATATGAGCAATAATGTAGATCATAACAGCATAGGTGGAACTTTTTTCACATTTTGTACTTTTTTACTATCTGAATATCAGGTGGAAACAATGAGTAAAATTGGGTTATGGTGTATTTCCGCTGCTGTAGGTATTACGACAATCATTTATAATATTAAGAAAATTAATAAATTAGACAAATGAGAAACGCTAAAACGACAATTTTCGGTTTAATTTCAGCCATTGCAGGATATTTTGCAATGAATGGTACAGGTAAAATTCAAATTATTGGACAAGCTGTATCAGGGATTAGTACATTTTTATTAGGTGCAAGTGCAAAAGACGCTGACAATAATAAATAACAATGACCAGGAACAAAAAAATATTAGCTACTGCCGTAGTTAGTGTAATAGTATTTTATATGTTACGTACAAAATTGGCTAAAAGCCTAACAAATACAAAATTCGGTGCATTAAGCGACAAACTATTTAATTTCATAGGTGGCTTAGAAAGTTTTACCCCTGTTGCTGAATGGGATTTCAAACAATATTCTGTAGGTTATGGATCGGGTTATAATTGGGATTTAAAACGCGCTGTTCAAAAAGGGGATATTATAGACAAAGAAACTGCAAAGCGTTGGTTATTATATGAAGCGCAAAATAATTTTGACCAGGTTATGCAAATGGTAAAAGTACCAATTAATGACAATCAATTATTGGCATTAAGTAGTTTTGCGTATAATGTAGGCAATGGATCATTGCAGGATAGCACACTATTAAAATTATTAAATAGTGGCGCAGATAAAAACGCCGTAGCTGCTCAATTTGATAAATGGGTGTATGCAGGTGGCAAAGTTAGTCCAGGTCTAAAAAATAGACGTGCGGCTGAAAAGAAACTATTTCTTTCATAGGTTGATTTCATAAATGGGTTTAAGCATTAAAGGACGAGGGGGATTTTTATCCCCCTTTATTATTTTACATATAACCTCTTATAAAACTTATTTGTTTGCTTATCATATAGATTGCAATAATGCGCCTGAATTTTGCCTAAAAACAGCATAAAACTGCCCAAATTTGCAATATTTCGATATTTTCTTACATTACTATCATTTTCAAAAAAAACAATGGCTGTAAATAGCTGTTTTGCCATATTATAAGGATTTAGGGTTTATTACAAAATACTTAGTACCTAAAAAATCTACTGATCTAATTTTTCTATTAATTAGTAAATAACTAATAGCACGTAAAACGGTTATTCGTTTATACCTGGTAATTTCAATTAGATCAGTTAAACCTGCCATTTTACGATCTTGAATAATAAAATAAATTTTTTGTTTGTAATTCATTTTTTTATATATTTGTACTGAAAAAAGTTGCCGTAAGGTATTGAATGTTAGTAAATATATTCAATGAGCCGCCCTAAAAAGGCGGCTCTCTTTATTTACATAAATAGTCAATATGCGCTTTTGCGCTTGTTATTGTTTTATGAGTAGTATTATCAATACTCACAATAAATTCACCTGCCACCTCAAAAATCCAATAACCTAAATAATACATTTTTTTAATGTTCATAATTAATCGTTTAAAAGTTTATAAAATAGTGTTTTTAATATTTCCCAAATAACAATAATAACAATGACTTTAATCATAAATATCTTATTTTAAATTGTTCAATAATGTGTTCCAATAATACCCACAACATAATAATAGACACAAAAATTACCGCCCACAAAAAGGTAAATAGTAATTTGATTAATAATATTAGTTTTTTCATAAAGGTTAAAAAAGTTAACGGTACTTATATTTATTTTGTTGGTCTTTTATAATCATTCCTTTATTGATCCATATTTTGACTAAATTTTTAGCGTAAGTATTGCTTTCTGCAGTCCTTTCTTTTATTTCGTCTATCATTTCACTATATAATAAAGGCGACATTAATATCATTTTACAAATCCGTTTTAGTTCCATTTCGTCCAGGTCGGACGCTTTGCCTGTCTTTTTTTGTACGCTTTCATTTTCTACCTGTTGCAAAGTTCCGTTAAAATTCATTAATGTAATAGGCTCAAAATCGGCGTCCGAACGCATAAAACGAGAACTCATTACAAATGTATTATTTTCCTTTACTTTTTTAATGTCAAATGTACTTTGTGCAAATCTATCCGAATGGCTACCGATAACTCCTGTAGTGTGGTCGTTTGACTTATTAAAGTGTAATACTGTAATAATTAATAGATCATATACTTTGGTTATTTTCATTAGCCATTTAGTAAGCAAACTACTTTCCGTTTCGTCATTATAATTTGTTATAATAGATAGCAATCCGTCAATTACCAAAATAGAACAATCAGGGTTTATTTCTAGGTATTTTTCAATCATTTTACGGATCATACTTGCACTATCTTCGCGTACCTGATAGCTATCAAATGAATAAGGCATAGTTGATAGATCAGCAAATTTTTTTATACTTTCAATACGTTTATAATAATCATAATCGCTACTTTCTGTATCAAATAGACATAACTTTTTTCTATTTTCCTGAAAAGTTAATTTCATAGTAAAAATATCGTACGGTACAAATGCCGACGCAATACACGCATTAAGAAACGAACTTTTGCCTGCTTTTGGCAATCCGCCAAACACAAGATACGAAGAACTTACTCCTGCCACTTTATTACCAATGGTTAGTTGGACGTTTTCGGAATTGGGTTTATAATCAGGTTTATATTTGCGAAGTTCTAAAAGTTGCTCAATGGTTGGTTGAATGTTAGTATTTTTTTCCATTTAAGCATTTTGTATCAAACCGCAAAGTATTATACAAATTATAAAAATTAATAAAGATTGACCGTTCCTATTGAATAATAGATAATTTATTAGTTTCATTTTCGTTTGATTTAGTTGAATTTTCTAATTGTTCAAGTAATAAAGTAGCGTCTGCGATAGCCATGTTACAAATAGTTAAGGGTAAAATATTTAATTGCCCTGCATTTTGCAAATGAACTTTGTAAATTTCTAATACAAAGTGTTCAAGTTTTGACATACCTGGTACAGGTACTACTAATTGATTAAACTTATCCTGAATTGGCAAACATGGAAAAGCGGGTTGGTTAGCATTTTTATTCATATTATAAACGTTTTTTAGTTTGTTTTATTAATTGATTGTATTCTTTCATTCCATTTTCAAAAGCAAGTAAACAAAATCTTTCAAATGGTATAGCATTTTTGGGTATTTTTTTATTTTTTAATACATTTTGTTTATATGCAAAATGTAAAAATTCTTCCTGATCAGCTATCCAGTCAAATATTTGTTCTATAGTATATTTTTTCATGTTAATCAATTTTAAGTTTAAAATTTAAGGTAGCAATATCATTCTGATTGTGGTTAATACTATCCGTAATTAACAAACGAATTTCGTCCACTAAATTAAAAGGAAAATCAAATTGATCAATAATAATAAACTCCTGTTTTAAACTGTCTTTTGCCTCAAAAACAATCCTGACATTTTTCCAATCCGATAATTTCAATAAATTTTCTAAACGATACGTACGCTGTTGAATACGCTGAATTTCGAGCAAAGTAAGCTCTTGCATGGTGTTTGACATAAAGGTATTTTAATGTTAGTAATAACCAAATTTAGGGAAATTTTGGATATTCCTAATATTTTTTTGTTTTTATGTAAATAAAGGTGAAAAAAGTTAACTAAAACGAGTGTTTTTAAAGCATAGTAGAATATATATTCGACTGCCTGCAGCAGTGCGAATATATATTTATTCTGCGAATATAAGACTATATATGCTGTAAATTTTTCCACATGTTAATAAAATTAACATTTTATTGACATTTTATAAAAAAATTGGTCAAATGACGGTTTTTAATTAATTTAGTGCCTTAACTGATATTATGAACAAAAACGCATGGATCATTCCTGTACTTATAATAGGCTATATCGGTTATCGTAAATTTTTATTATCACAAAGTATAAGTGTTTTTTTTAAAGGGTTGGATTTTGGTAACATGAGTTTTTTAAGTCCTACAATTAATTTACAAGTACAGGTAAATAACCCAACAACAACAACAAGCGAAATACAAAATATTATAGGCGATTTATACATTGATGGTGCTTTAGTAGGTAGTGTTCGAGGTATTAGTGCAATGACTATTAATAAAGGCGCAAATACTATTAATATACCTGTAACCATTAGTTACACAGGTATTGCTGAATTAATTAAAAAATTCAGTATAAAAGGTTTTAAATTAGTATTTACAGGTAGAATGATAGTTGACTATATTCCAATTCCTTTAAATTTTGATTACGCAATATAATGGTAAGTAAAAATATTATATTAGGTATCCTTCCCCCATTTCAAAATAAACAAAGTGTTATTTTGGAAAACCAAAATGTTAGCGACATTATTACAGGTATTTTAAATACACATAATAAATACGCAAAACAATATGATAAAATATACCGATATTTTATTGCAGAAAATTTAGAACAAACAGGACGAAATATATTTGACTTTTTGAAAGCACACGTACCTTATTTTATTGAAAGTAACGAATTTCAATATTTAAAATCACCTGCAAGTATAGTATGTACTAAAGGAGATTGCAAAAGTTATGCTTTGTTTGCTTGTGGTATATTAGACGCATTTAGACGCAATGAAAATCCTGATTTAGAAGTTTCATATCGTTTTGCAAGTTATGATCCATACAATAAAACTCCTGAACACGTATTTTGCGTAGTTAAAGAATACGGAAAGGAATATTGGATTGATCCTGTTTTGGATAGATTTAATCAAAGAAAAGATCCCTATTTTTATAAAGATAAAAAATTAAATACAATGGCATTAGTAGGTTTAAGCGGTATAGATAATACATACCAAAATGAGCAAGTAGGCGCAATTAATTGGGGTGGTTTATTAGACACAGTTTTAAAAACTACTCCTGATATTATTAATGCTACAAGAGGCGGACAACCTGGTGGAGGTTATCCTGGTGGTCAATCATTGCCTATTCCAACATATCAAGCTGCAAGTACCGGCATTAGTACACAAACAATGTTATTAGTTGGTGCAGGTGCAATAGTTTTAATATTGTTACTAAAAAAATAAAATGAATCCTAATTGCACATATAACGATAAAGTAGGATTTATACCAATACCAAGTCCTGATCCAGTTAGTACAGGTATAAACGTTGCACAATTAGTAATTGAAGCAGGTATTGCTTTAGCACCTATAGCAATTAAATGGGCAAAAAATGCATTTGCACACCCTGCAAGAGATGCACGTGATTTTATAAAAAATGCAAAACCGACTATAGTAAATATTGATCCTAATGATAGATTAGTAAAAGTAATTGCTTATGCTCAAAAAATAAGTGATAAAGCTATAGACGTAAATGCAAAAGAATGGATTTTATGGTATAGACAAGCCTATAGAGATGATTATATGTCTTTAACACCTGAAGCTAAAATATATTGGAATAATTTTTTATATGGTATTAAAACAGCTTTTAATAACCCTAATAATATGAATGCTGATTTAGATTTAGCAATATTTTCTCAACGTGAAATAGATTATAACGCTACTCCTGTTGAATCAGTTACAAATTTAGTATCTAATTTAACTGCACCAGGATCAAATGTTAAGTACGTTTTATATGGTGGGATTAGTTTATTATTCGTATATTTATTAAGTAGTAAAAAGTAAACAATGACTCAAGCACAAAAAACGGCAAAAGCAAAATTTAAACAAGCTATTGCATATAGACAAAAAACAGGCGTTACTTTAAAAGAAGCCTTTGCACATATTTACGGAAAAAAAACAGCAATTAAAAAGAAAGCAGCTAAAAAAAGAATTGGTAAAGTAGATATTAAGCTAAAAAAACAATTAAAAAGTCAAGGAAAAAAAATGCCGCATGGTTACGACGTAGTTAAACGTACGCCAAGAAAAAAAATAAGCGGTGTTAAAAAGAAAAGAATTACCGAAACAGGTATTTTGAATAGAATACATAAAGTTAAAAAAAGCGTTGATAAATTAGACGAAGCGCAGCATAAACACATGTCTAAATTAGGCGCAGTTAGTAGTCATTTAATACATGAGGTTAAAGAAGCGCACAATAAATTAATTCATTGGCAAAAAGCATTAATAATGTTACAACATACAAGAAAAACTTTACCAGCGTCAATGAAAAAATATAACATGATGGATATTAAAAGAGTAAAAGAAGCTATTAAAGAGCAAAAAACACATATTGCACAATTAAAAAAACATATTAAATAACAATTTTTCACAATAATAAAAAACAAACAAAATGGCAAGAAGAAAATCTCACGCTAAAAAACGCCACCATACAAAACGTCGTCGTTCTCATAGAATGGGCGCTATAGGTGGATCATTAATGGGTACAGCCTACGTAATAGGCGGTGCTTTAATTGCCCAAGTAGTAACTAAGGCAGTAAGTTCAGCAATGGCAAGCAGTTCAATGTCTGCAACTACAAAAGGTTTAATTAATGGAGCAGTACCTATCGTAGCAGGTATTTATACTCCTAAATTCATTAAAGGCGACGTTGGTGCTAAATTAGGCGCAGGTATGATCGCTGTAGGTGGTTTAAAATTAGTTCAATCTGTTGGTGTATTAAATGGTATCGGTGCAATGATGAACCCTTACTATAATCAACCAGTTAGAAACATTGCAGGTTATCAGGGCGCAAGTCAGGGAACATACTTAGCAGGTGTAGGAACTGATAAAATTACAGCTACCGCAATTTTAGAACAAAACTAATAATCAACTTTTTTCACTTTTAATAAATAATAAAATAAAATAAAAATGGCAACACAAGTAGGAAATAGAATGTTGTTTGATAATTCAAAAACATTAATTAACCAATTAGGATATGACGCAAGTCATGCAGTATTAACTCCGTCTTATTTAAGAAGTGAGGTTTTACTTTCAACAAGTTCAGCGTCTTATCATGTACCTGTATTAATCAATGATAATACTAATGGCACCCCCCTAACTAGGGAACGTCGCTTGAATTTACAAGATTTTTTTGTGGTAGGTAGTATTCAAGTATTGTTAACATCAGGAACATCAGGAGCAAGTAAGTCTTATACTTATCCTAACTTAACAGCATTTGCAACAGGTGCTGCTCAATTATGGAACGTTTATACAGGATATTTAAATATCCAGGTAAACAATCAAAACGTTTTACCACAATGGGATTTATTACAAAACTATGACGCACCACAAACTCAACAAAATACTAATTTTAACGTAGCTTCAGTTACAAGTCCTGCTCAATACACTATTGATCAGTTTAGTGCTGATACTTTTGCAAATCAAGTATTTGAGCCTAATTTAGTATTAAATGGTGCAAGTAACATTAACGCTTCTATCATTTTACCTGCTGCACCAAGTGCATTAGATAGCAATACATACGTTTCCATTATTTGGAGAGGTATTTTAGCTCAAAACGTTTCAAGCGTAAAATAATACTTTTGCGAAGTTTAAACGCTAACTGTTGCCGGTCAGTAATTACCGGCTATTTTAAAATTTTATAAAACGCAATTATATGATCAGGATTGATAGATTTGAAGCGGTTGAAATACCTGTACCAAGTGGCAGCACGTTAACACGTTTCTATTTTCCAGATTTACCAAATTTGCGCAATGCGAAAATAAATAATATCCAGGCTTATACTGCAGGTACAATTACAGCTACTCCTTTAACAGGTAGTACTCCTGTAACTACTGCAGATATGAAAAAGACTTTTATTACTTTATATTCAGGGGATTTGCAATTAATTTACAACGTGCCTTTGTTAACATTTAACAACATGGTAAATAGTGCAGCAGATCCTTATTCATTTGATAACCCTGTTATCAATGGCATTACAATAAGCTGGGTAAAATCTTATGTCGTAGTTCCGACAGCATTAGCAACTACAGGTGTAGCTTATAGCTTCGGTGTTTATTACAACTTTTAAAGATTAAATTATGTCGCAAAAACCACAGGTTACGGGCATAGACGGTGTTATGGATTGGTACGATCGTTTTAGTACCAGTCCATACTACGCTGTTTATACTTATTTAAGTCCGACTAAATTGGAAAAATGTTTTCAATATACAGGATCGGACAAAGAAGAAGGACGTATATTATTATCCAATACATTGGAAGCAATGCAAATGCAAGAGGATCAAACATTGTATTGTTTAAAATTATATGAGCAATTAAATAAAAAAAATAGTATTGATAGTAATTTAGAAAGTAGTACTACAATAAGATTTAGAATTTCCGAAATACCTCAATTATCTATGCAACATATTGCAGGAATGGATCGCGGTAGTTCAAGACTTGAACATGAAGTAAGAGAATTAAAAAATTTAATTACAAGCAAATTAAGTGCAGAAGAATTTGAGGACGACGAGCCTAAGCAAGAAAATATGTTTTTAAAAATGTTGGAAAACCCTGCTATTCAGGGTTTAGCCATTGCAGGAATAAGCAAATTTTTAGGTTTAACTGATACTCCAATGGCTAATACAGGAATTGCAGGTATATCAGGATTGAATGAATTAAACGAGGACGAAGTAATAACCATTGTTAATAGTTTAATGACTAAAGGTGTTACCGTTGAACATTTACGTAAATTAAACGAAATGAGTGCAAGTAAATTACAATCTTTATTATTTATGCTGTAACTTTTTTAACTTTTGACAAATGCCTAAAATAGACAAATCAACAAAAAATATTTTAATATACGGTGCTGTAATAGGCGGCGGATATTATTTTGTGCTTCGTCCTTTATTGGTTAAATTAGGTATTTTACAATCGCCTGAACAAATACAGCAACAAACCGAACAAACGCAAAACGTACAAACATATATTCAAAGCGCAATAGCTTCTCAAAAACCTACTAAGTCGGTTGGCGAATGGCAGGTAGTTGCAAATCAAATATACCAAGACTTAAAATTTGCTTCTGTTTCGGACGATAAAGACGACGCAGTGTATCAAATATGTAGGGTACAAAATGACGCGGATTTTGCTACATTATATAAAAATTTTGGAAATAGACAAGAGTTTTATTTTGGAATACCTGTTGAGGGATTGAAAGATTTACAACAATTTGTAAGCAGTAATCTTAGCGATCAACAAGTAAATACAATAAATTCAAACTATTCACGAAAGGGTATAAAATATAAATTTTAACATGAAAAAACAATCCATTATAAAAATATTAGGTTTAGCCGCAATCGGTTACATACTTTTTTCATCCTTTAAAAAGAAAAGCACATTGAAGGGATCAGTACAAGCATGGAACTATCAAGACAATGGGCCAAGTGGAACAACACAAGTATTTTCTAAAATAGGCACTACCGTTTATGACGATAATTTTAACGTAATTTATAAATATACTGATCCAGGTGTGGGAATGACTTTAACAGGTAATAAAGGTGCGGAAATGTATAGCGTAGTAATAGGTCGAAGTTTTATGAATGGAATACCAGGTTATGTATTTAAATATGACGTACAAACTTTATAAATAAAAAAATATGAAAAAAAACATGTTATTAATAGGCGGCGCAGCGGCAGTCGCAGTATGGTATTTCTTTTTAAGAAAACCAAAAACACAGGTAATGTTACCAATGAATGCTCCTAAAGTACCTGCAACAACAAATACAGTAATTGTTGCACCTGCAGCAGGTAAAACTTATGTTTATCCTGCAGGTTTAATGGAAGGTGATTTTGTAAAATTTGGTACAGCAGCAGACGTATATTTGTTACACAATGCTCAAAAGTTACCAATTACAGAAGGTTGGTGGAATGCAAATGCATGGGATAAATGGGATACTGTAAAAAATATGCCTGCAGCCATTGCATTAGATATTCCAACAGGATCAGTATTATCATAAAAAAATGAAAAATGAAAACACAAAATATTGTATTATTAGGATTGATTGGTGCAGCTATATATTATTTTTATAAAAAAAGTAAAAGCACTATAACTCCAACAGGTGGCGGTGCAATGCAACAAACCGAAGCATTAATTCCAAATGTTATGCCAGGTGGTTATAATATGGCTTTACCTCAGTCAGTAGTACCAATGAATGAAACAGGTGTACCTGCATTAATTAATAAAGATACAGGAGCAGCCATTGTTCAAACTTTAGACGCTGCAGGTAAACCTGTAGATATAAGATATCAAGTTAGATACGCAATAAAAGGAATACCTAATATTATTTAATATGGAAGAAATTAAAGTAACAGCCCTTAATTATGAGGTTGATTTTTATACGGTTGACGTAAGTCAATATGTAGGCGGTTATCCTTATAATGGATTGACTTTTATTAATTATGGTACAAGTACCGTAAAAATAGAAAATATTACATTACAACCAAATCAGCAATTTGAAATTGCAGGTAACGTAGGCGAATATACAAATCAACGATTTTTCGTAAACTTTGGATCATCAACTACCGGTAATAACGTAGTAGTAGTACGTAAAAGATATTTAAACATATAACATATGTCATTAAGAGTACATTATGAAATATTAAACCAAAAAGGCACTCCTGCTTTTTACAGCGACACATTTGCAAATAGACCTGCTTTTGGCTTTGCTGGTCGTGTATTTATAAGTACTGATACAGGTGAAATATTTGAGGACACAGGATCTGCGTGGACGTTAATTGCTGACGCAGGTGCAGGAACTACAGGAACTTTACAACAAGTTACTACAAATGGTAACTCTACTAATCAGGGTATTATTATAACTGCAGGTAATTTAGGTATTAATACATCAAGTCCAGGTGCGCCTTTAGATATTCATGGTACAGGTACGGTTGCACAATTTAATGGTACAGGAACAAATAATGCTTATGTATTTTTTCAAAATGCAGGAGCAAGTAAATGGCGCATAGGTAATAATTATAATGCAGGGGCAAATAGTTTTGATTTTTATAGTTTTAATGCAGCAAGCATTGCAGCTTCTTTTAATGGAAATGGTTCGTTATTATTAAACTTTAATTTAGGAATTAAAAATAGTACAGGTATTAATCAGGTAAGCGGATATAGTAATATAGCTGCTGATAGTGGTGGATTTTATTTTAATAATGGAAGTGCAAATAATGCTTATTTACTTTTTTCAGGTTTAACTGCTTCAAGAACTTTTACATTTCCTGACGCAAGTGGTACGTTAGCAACTACCGCTAATTTAAGCAGTTATTTACCGTTAACTGGTGGTACTTTAACTGGAAATTTAATAATTTCAAAAGCGACTGCTACTTCTAGTATACAAAGTACAACAACTACAAATTTTGCAGAATTACAAATAGAAAACACTACAAATTATTTACAAATTGGTGTAGAGGGTGCAAGTCCTAGTAGAATTGGTGGCAGTATTGCATATAATGGTTATTTAGGTACTTATAATAATTATGGTATGACTTTTCATACTAATAATCAAATAAGAATGCATTTAACAAATGGAGGAAATTTATTAATAGGTACTACTACTGATAATGGTTATAAATTACAAGTAAATGGTGGAATTGTAGCAGTAAATGACGCAATATATACTAGTAATACGGCTAGTGCAACTACTTACGGTTGGGCAAATAGTGGTGCGGGTACTTTATTATTAAGAAATGCGGGTGTAGCTAATGTTGGTAGTTTTGCTATGGCTACGGGTGTTTATACTCCATTATCCGATATAAATAAAAAGAAAGATTTTGAAATTAGTACATTAGGTTTAAATGCTATTTTAAATTTAAAGCCTACTTTATACCGAATGAAAGAAGAAGATAATACTGAAAAGCATTTAGGATTTATAGCACAAGAGGTAAAAGAATTTATACCACAAGCATATATTGAAAGTGGTAATTTTATAGGTTTAGATTATCAAGCTATTG